ATTAGTTCCAACCTTAATGTTAGCTACATGAACATGAGGAGTCTCTAAATCAACTGCGCCAGCAGGAACATTGATGTTAGGTCTCATTACTTCCCACTCGCTTTCTTCTGCCTAGCAGCTAAGTCCTTAAGATATGCAGCAATACTTGATATACTACTACCACCTGCAGTGTAAGGAGTAGGAGGTGCTATAGTAGGATTGGAAGCAAACCACTTAAAGCCCTCAGGAGTGATATTCCCCTGATTGTCTATAAACCCCATAGCATATAAGTCCATCGCCTTTGTTGCTGCCTGTGGAGTTAGAGCAGTAACTCCGTATTTAGGGGCTTGCTGAGATTGCACAAGAGGCTTGGATTGATTAACTAGTTGCTGCGCCATAAGAGCCTTTTGCTGAGTAGTAGGGCCTACCATAGTACCCTGCAACAGTGGTAAAGGAACTACTCCAGTAGTAGTCTGTTGCTGCGGCAGAGGCCCTCCTCCACCTACTCCACCTATGAATCCCCAGTTAATCTCCTTCTCCAATTCCTCAACAGTCTTAGGCTTCCTAACAGTATCCATCATGTTCTTTATATCAGATGAGATACCATTGAGTCCTATCTGTAATTCATAGACTCCAGAAGAGAATAGATGAATGAGTGAACCAACTACACATCTTGCATCGTGAGTTGCAGTATTGTCCCATCTGGCAGCAGTGGGATAGTCAACATATACCGAGCCATTACGCTTGTCCCTTATCTTGATGAAGTCATATAACTCCAGTCCACAGTCATGTTGAACTACTACCTTACCTAATGGCTCCTCCATCCACTGCCTTATTGCTATGACTTCTGCTCTGTCATCTGCCTTGGCTTTAGTGTCAAGAGTCTCTGCTATGAAGAACTGCACTGTATCAGGATAGTTATTATCTGTACCCACGCTATACTCTCCTATCTTCAAAGTTGGTTCGGGAGTCCAAGTACCATCTGCTTGGTCAACTCTGTTTGCAATCACCCAGACATGGGTAGGGACAAAGATATGATTCTCCCAACCAAAGTCTTTGAATTGATAATCTGAACCAGTCTGGTCACTGGTATAAGTTGCTGCGTAGGCTGCATAAGAGGCAGGGTAGATAATCTTAAACACGGCATCCTCAGTGACATCAGTCTGTACTCTAACAAAGCACTTGGTCATGTTGATTAACCTATATAAAGATGAGAGTGCACTCTCAAATGGTATAGAGTTTACCACGAACATAGGTTCAAGGGTGTCAATTATACCATCATCGTGAGTTCCTAAGGCTGCTAAGTCAAATCCAGCAGCATGAATCTCTGCCTCCATAATATCGTATATAGTGAAAGATGTTGCAGAGTAGTCTACTTCATAGTAAGGACTCACCCCACCCAACAATGAACCTATGTTGAACAGTTCAGCAAGTACATTCCATGCACCCTCAAGGTAGAGTAGGACATCAAGGCTTCCTGGTTTGCTTGACTGGAACTGCTGTTTCACCCATAAAGGAGCAGTTGTTCCACCAGTGATGTCAGGTGTACCAGTAATAACATAACCGTAACTGATGTCGCAGTAGAACCCCATAAGATTGGGGAAGTCTCTAGTGCTGTTGTCTATCAGTACAGTGCAGTAGTCATTGTAAGGTTCCTCAACATGCCTCACTGCCTTGATTCTGTTGGGAGAGTCAGCAGTAGTGTATGTATAAGTAGTACCACCACCCTTACCATTAGCCAGTACTAGCTTGATATAAGGAGTGAAAGTGGCACTCTTCTCAGCAGTAATCATATTTGCACTGTTAACTCTCATGGTGCTATATACTCTCCCACTACTAATTCATCTGCATCCCAAGTTCCATCAGCTTTGTCTACTCTATTGGCTACGACATATACATGAGTAGGATTTAGAGTGTGGTCACGCCACTCGAACTCTTTGAACGCCTGCACTGAAACCAAATTACCAACACCACCAAAGTGCATAAGTAGTTTAGTGTACGCATCTGGGTCATACTCAGATGTCTCAGGAGTAAATGTAGCAGTATGCCTTGCTATACCCTTAGAGATTCTTAGTTCATCAATCTCACCATCAGTATATTTACCATCTGTAGGAGATGCACCTATCAACAGAGGAGCAGCAGCACTCGGCATAGTTACAGTCCATGACTTTGTACCCTGCGATGCACCAGTAACGAAGGCATAGGCCAGATTAGACGCACTAACTACACCCACTTCTAGATGATACCAAGTATCTAGAGTGAGGGCAGAAATTGTCCACAAAGCACTTAATGGTACAGGGCCAGGTGTGCAAGAGTACAGAAATATCCTGTATATAGTTGTAGTTCTTTGGAGTCCAAAGAACCACCTGTTATTACTTGCCTCGCTTTGCATAACTAAGTATGTGTTTCCAAGTCCTATGGCATGGAACCTCACCCATAAGTCTATTGTGAAGTCGCCGTCACCAAATTCCCAGTCTGCACTATCTGGGATAGTCAAGTACCCAGTGCTGCCATCAAACTCTGCTGACGATGGAGTAAACTTGTAGTCAGTAGTGTCTTCTGTGACACCGCCTACAACAGTTGCATCGTGACTATTACCTGATAAGTCAGATAGCCAACTCATTTAGACCTCCACTACTCATAAGTAGGACTCTCTGAGTAGTATGTTGCATGGTAGGAATCCCAGATAGCAGGGTAAATTATACGAAACTGTGCTTGGTAGGCTGCAGGAGTCACACCAGTCATCTTGAGGACTCCACCTGTAGTCTGGTAAACAAATATAACCTCATCATTTGGTAGTGTATCAAATCCACTCCAGTCGTCATTGTCACCTGATACATCAATATCGAAGGCTCCGAGGTCTACTACACTTCCCCATACTCCTGTGCCTGCATTTCTAATTTTGTAGTACACATGACTATCATCTTTATACCAGAAGCAGTACAGGTTGTTACTAGAATCTTTGCTTAGTATAGGACAGTCTGTATTTGATGCGCCAGAATCCAGACCTGACTGAACAACAGTCTCAGCACTGAATAGACCAGTCGCAGAGTCCATAGTGAGATGCACAATAGTGCTCGCATCAGTGAAGAATACTATATGGGCAATAGTTCCAACACACACTATAGAGGCTGGAATAGTTGCAAGGTTACCATCTGCATAGACGGGGCCTACTACACTGTCAGAAGTGTCTTCTGCACTCCAATTAGAGCCATCCCAAACTCTACCACAGAGTGCCCCTCCCGCATACCCATATATCATTACTGTTTTTCCATCAGTTGTTGGAGCACAACAGCCACTCCAGTTTTGGATTGTAGTACCAAGGCGCACTTCTGCAAACCCTTCGCACATAACGTACCAGTAAGGTTGGCTAGCCCAGTAAGAGACATATCCTATAACATAAAGATGGTTACTGTCCACTAACATAGTAACTCCATCCTTTGTTTGCCTTGCTGAAATCGTTTCCTCAGTGCCCCAGGTAATTGTTCCTGCACCCATAGTACCTACACGATGCCTCACTCCTCCTATTTGCGATGCTAGTACATAGTGAATATATGTGACTCCACCCACAACATCTACAAAGAAGTCAAAATTGATAAATGCAATACCTGTATCAGCTGTAGTAGAGATATAAGTTGCAGCAGACCATTCTACTTTGTCAGGAGAAGTTTTGAAGTAAGTTGCAATACCCCACCAGACATTAACCTGATAAAATACCCAGTATAGACCCAATACATAGAATTCCTTCCTCTGAGATGGGTAGTAATTCTGCCCAACTGCTATAACAGATTCTGACTGAGTATTAGTTGTTCTTTCCACTCTTATCATGCACTTAGTCATATTGATTAGGCGATAAACCTGCTGCCTTGCGTCCTCGAACGGAACTGAATTAGTTACAAAGGCAGGTTGCAGAGTATCTATAACACTATCGTCATGTATTCCTAGAGGCAACAAGTCAAAAGTTAGTGAGTCTAAGACAGCCTTAATAATATCGTAGACAGTGTATGCTTCTGCAGAGTAGTCAACCTCGTAGTAAGGAGCCGTACCACCTAGCAATGACCCTACATTAAAGGCTCTGCTCAGTATTGCCCAAGCACCTTCACAGTAGAGTATAGTATCTTTGCTGCCAGGTTTGGAGGTCTTGAACTGCTTAGTCACCCAGAGAGGAGCAGACTCACCACCAGTTGTATCTGGTGTACCTGAGACTTTGTAGCCGTAGTCGATAGTAGTATAGAACCCTACTAGACTAGGCAAATCATCTAACTCATCTGTTAGTACAATGATTGCATAGTCGTTATAGGGTTCTTCTACATGCTTGATATTCTTGATTCTACGAGGAGAGTCAGCAGTGTCGTACTGGTAGATAGTTGTGCCACTGACTCCATTCATGAAAGTTACACTGATGTAAGGAGTACAAGTAGCAGCTTTCTGAGCAGTTGCAATACCAGTGCTGACTGTTCTCATCCATCACCTATACTGGGTTTATGCCTCTAACTAAGAAGTCTCTATCTGCTGCCTGAGCAGAGCCAGCAGCTATCTTGATGAACCTGATAGCACCTATGTGGAAGATAACTGCTAAGGTAGTTGTGCCAGCAGAAGTGGCGTGCAAGAAGCTACCAGTTGCATCATCATCTAAGATGTAGAGAGGATAGAAAGTTCCGCCTGAATCCTTTGCTACGTTCACTCCTATAGTGCTGCTAGTAATAGTTGGTACTATAACCAGCAAGTCTTGGAACTCACCGCCCAAGTCACACTCATCAGATAGTACATCACTATCTGAGATATCAATCTGTACTGTCTTCCAAGGTCCAACTCCTAATCCCATGTTACCCTCCTTATATGTTACAGTTCACATGAGCAGCTTTGTGGTCTGAACCTGTACTGTGTCTGACTCTATCCCAAGCCTCCATAGGTTTAACACCAGACTCAACAGCCTGATTGACTGCTTGTATAATCTCTCTATGTTGAGCAGTTGGCTTGAGTCTATCTGCTCTGAGTCCCTTCTTGATTATTATAGTTAGTCCCATTCAATCTCTCCAAACTGGGGATGATAGCAGTCGTCTCATACAGACTTTGCACCAGGAGCTTCCTTGCCAGACTTCTCTCTTGCAATAGAGTACGCTATTCCAGCACACTGTTTCTGGTCTTTGCCCTCTTTAATACACTGTGCTATACTTGCACTAATGGCATCTTTGACAGCTTGAGGAGAACTGTCAGGAGTGAGATTATCTACAGGTAACGGACTCACGGTCTTGCCTCCTTCTTGAACTCCCTACCAGGAGCTACTAAGTCTTTACCAATCTTGTCTACTGCTCGCTGCCTGGATTCTTTGAGAGCAGTACCAGCAGCCTTACCATCCTCAACTAACTCATCATTAGTCTTGCTCATAGCAGCCCAGACTTGCTTGCTAGAACTTTTTGGGCTGAGGTGGTCTACTGAGTGATGCTTCTTAAAGATTAAAGTCAGTCCCATAACATACTCCTTGAGGGAGGAAGCATTTCTACCTCCTCCCTCAGTAAGTCTTACTTGCTTGGGATGCCAGGAACTACCTTTGGAGGCTTGACCTCTGTAGGTGGTTCTGCCACTGGAGGCGGTACGATTTCAGGGAACATCTTTATCTTCCATTCTGCTACCATCTTTTCATACCTCCTTAACCTATATCCAGTTGCATGTTGATGAAGGCATCACCACTACCAGACAGACCTGCGGCCAGTAGATACCCAATAGGTTGGTATCCAGGGCCACCCACACCGTTGTAGACTGCAGTGGTGATTAGACCACTCAGCCCCATTGCTATCCTCTGATAGGCAGCATAGCCAGGGCAGAGAGCGCCCCAACCATTAGGTGTGATGAATACTGGACCTGCAGTCTGCATCCAGAAGTAGTAGCCACTCTGCACAGGTATCATCGGCACACCCATGAAGCACTCGTAGCCTACTGACAACCCAGGCATAGTGATGTTGTTGTATGGGCTACCCCAGATTTCCAGTTGGCTTCCAGAGACAGCTACTGCATACTTCACAGGGTCAGCTAGGGTAATCTGAGTACCTGTCCAAGGAGTTGTCTTTGCAGTGGGAGGGCCAGATATAATCTGCCAATCCTCAAACACCAAACCTGCACTGAATAGCAGTGCATATCCACCTGCATAGACGTCTGCCGCCTTGTCGTGAGTGTCAGTGAAGGTGAGTGTAGTGTCACCTACAGCAGCAGCAGTTGTAAGAGCACCACAGAAGTTACTACCGTGGTCAGTGTAGCCAGTTGCGTCAGGAATCCTGTTGGCATTTATCATTAGAGTCTTTGTACCTGTCAGTGCCCCGCCTGCTTTACAATACCTGAAAATCCTGTCACCCATGCCACCGTGCAGTACTAACTTAGTACCAAACGGATACAGCATGGAACTATCCTCTGCCTTGAGGTCAGGGATATTCAGGTTTACTAGTGACTTGTCAGGGCTAGTTGGAAGGATAAGTTCATATCCATTCCAGACCCTAAGGCTATGTCCTACTTTTGTAGTCGCCAATTTCTTTTCCTCCTAGTATTATTCGTTCCGAGTTGCTAGACTGTGATGGCCAGGTCATAAATGTCAAATATACGACCTACTGAGAATGTGCTACCCCAGAGCATTGCTCCATAGGTAACCATCCTCATGCCCTCGGCATCGTAGTCTTCCAGGTTCGGGAACAGGACTAACTTGTACAGGTCTCCAGCACCCTCAGTCCCACCATAGGCAAAGGTAATGCCAGGTTGTCTAGCCATCACGTTGCCAAACTTGAGGAAGAAGACACTGTAGTTCTTTGTGCCAGAAGAGTACTTCGCTCTGGCATCAGAAGTTGCACCTGTACCAGTGTTGTACTGTTCTGCCATCAGGTAGTCAGTTCTTACTATCGGGATACCGTCCCAGAAGGCTACTCTCTTGCCCAGTTCATTCCAGCCGAAACTTATCATGGACATGTTCGGCAGGACGTTAGTTGCAGGAGTTGCAATGTTTATGCCTCGCTCCTGATAGGCAGCATCGAACCAGCGCATGATTTCAAAGGGCATCCAGATTTCATCCCAACCTGCCTTGCCTGCATCCTCCATGTCACGCATGTTCTTCAGGCTAAGACCTACATGAGCCTGGTCTATGTTGAGACCCTCATGCCCTGTGCCAGTACCAGGAGTTGCGCCGTGTTCTGCTGCGATTGCATGGAGTCCGTCCCACTCCACGTTACCTGAGGAGTAGGTCAGGTCTCCATATATCGTCTTGTCGCCAATCTTGCGCTTGAGTCCTTTTTCCATCTCAAGCATTACCTGTGCACGGTAGTTGTTGATGTTACCGTAGATGTCACGCACAAACTGGTCGAGTTTGCGTTGAATGTAGAGTCGCTTTAACTCTTTCTCGACTTCTGTGTAGGTAACATCTTCACCCCAGTTCAGTTGCTCACCGATGTCTACACTTGCTACTGAGTTCTCAGAGCCAGTTAGTTCCATAACAAACTTGATGCTCTTGCCACTGTTGGCTGCCTGAGCTACTGGGATTCTATCAATCGGGTTGCCCCTCTTGATGTCTATCTCAATTATGCCAGGAATCAGTGTAGACTGAGTGAGCTTCTGAGCCTCTGCTAGTGTACTCCAATGACCCCCGCTCTCGGCCATATTTACTTTGCTCCTTTCATATTACTGTTTTGGTGTATTAGGGGTTCCTCTTTGAGCCTTTTCCAGATTCCGAAATGCACGGTCAGTGTCAGTTCCTACTGTTGGCGCACCTGAGACTCCACCTGCTGCATACTGCCCACCACCAGTATTGGATTTGACTACCTTGAGAGCTTTCTCAAACATCTCTAGCTCCTGCATACCATAGGCTTTGATAGTGTCCTCAGGTACAGAGTACTCCTTGGCTATCAGTGACCTACGATACTGGAGAGCAAGAGTAGTTGCACTGTCAGAAGCCTTCTTGATTTCCTCTAGTGAACTCTTGAGTGACTCCATCTCCTTGACCGCATCTGCACTCTTCTTCTGGTTCTCCTCCAAAGTCTGTACTTTGGCCTCTGCTTGCAATCGGAGAGAGTGAGCCTCAGCCATCTGTGCTCGGACTTCCTCCAGTTGCTTTTGCAGCCCTCCCTTAGCTTTGACCACATCCGACTCAGGCACTAACTTTTCAGCTGGTGTAGATTGAGCAGGTTCACTGGCTGAGGCTGCGGGAGTCTGAGATTTATCCTCTGACATTTCCCCTCCTTATTTTGTATGCCTTGGGTCTCTTGCATACCAGTTGTCTCGTTGCTGCACTACTGTATTAAAAGCATCTAAGCAACTACGTAAGTATTGAGCAAGAAGCCAATCTGGGGTATTTGAAGCATTCTCCATACTATGCTTGTTTATTAACGCCTCTAACTCCTTCATAAATTCTTCCATTTCCCCTCCTTATTGTGTGTCTATAGTATACCATAAATCTACGATGATGTCAACAGATATAATAAAATAACCGTGGATATTTTATTATATTTCTAACTCCAACTTATCAATTAGCACTTTGTTGGTGGGACTGTATCTTACCCGAAGATGGTCTGGAATAGTCCCTCCAAATTCTAACAAGTTCATTAGCTCGAACCAGTCAGATAGTAATTGTACGAACAACTCATCAAAGTATATCATACTACCTCAGGATGCTAGTTCTATCCTTCTCCCAGTTGTCTACCATAAGTTTGGCAGTGTCAGTCTTAGGTTGCTCTATGTAGTTAAATACATAGAGCCAGAAGTCTAGAGTTGGACTTGCTACCCGCATCCTACGCCTAGCTTCAGTCTTGGCAGACTCGAAAGCAGATATCAGTTTGTTTCCAGTTTTAGGGTCAATCTCCTCTCTAATCTCCACTTTCCTTGCCCGAGTAGTTCGCTCAGAGTAGTACTCATCTATGAGTGCTCTGCTGTCCTCATCATAAGTTTCAGTTACTATTCTAGATATGGCTAAGTAACCTGCCACATACTTCTGCATTATCTCATCACGCTTTAACATTAGAGGAGTATCATGCTTGTTGATGAAGTTGAGGAAGTCTTCCTTGTACCCTGGAGGACATGCATCCCGTACAGCCTTGCGCTTAAGAGTAAAGGTGAGATAGTCAGGTTCTAGCACACCAGTCTCAGGATTCATCTTATCCTCTACTTCAATAGAGAAGTATAAGTCGATGAGTTCGTCAGATGGACTGCGAGGAGGAGTTGCCCATCCTAACTTCTTAGCTAACTCAACTTGGCCTTCCCAAGTTAGCATTAAGGCAAAGTCAGCAGAGTTGAATCGCTCGTCATAAGTAGTCAAGTCATCTACTGACTTAGTATAGTCTGCCCAGTTCTTTCTGTACTCAGCATCGAAGGACTTAGTGTCTAGAGGTTTAGTAGTAGATTCAGGATGGAAGAATCTACTCTCTATATCCTGCTGATTAGCCAGTCGCTGAGCCTGTCTGACTCTAACCTCATCCCAGTACTGGTCTAAGTTAGACATGATGTCTTGAGTAGAAGATGGTTGCAGCATCCTACTCCTACCCCTCATTATCTTCTGCTGCCACAACTCATCCAGAGCCAGTCTGACCTCTAGTGGAGTTCCACCCATCACATCAGATGGTCTGACATTGTGCAGTTCCATGTCTCTGAGTTGCTGAGGAGTAAATCCATAGTTGATGTAGATTTTATCTATGGCATCAAAGTACTTATTAGACTCCTCAGGTCTGTAGCGCAGGAAGGAGAACTGACTACGAATCATGGAGAGGATTGCAGTTTCCTGTTCTGCACTATCCCACAGTTCCTGCTCCTCATCAGTTAGTTTGACCTTCTGCTGTATCTTCTCCCAGATATCTGCGCCACTAACTCCACCTGCAAGTGTACCGCCTGCCTCCAGTTGTTTCTCAGTAACTACTTGTGCTTTGTAATAGTCACGGAAGTTGTCGTGGAAGACTGAGTTCTGGAGGAACTGTGCTAAGTCAGTCACACCAGGTATTTGGCTGGCTATGAGTGCATTGAGTCCAAACCTGTGGTAGCCAGGTAGCAGTGCACCTAGCTCAGGAGGTCTGCCAGAGAGAGCAGTAGACATATAGGCCATAGACATGATTGCAGGATTGGGGAAGTAGGCTAACCTTTGCAGGTTATCCATTAGTTCACCAGCAGGGCCAAGTTTGTCATAGTATGATGGATAATCACGTCTGGCTAGTCCCATCAGTGGGCCTGCTACTGTGCCTGCTAGAGGGTTAAATGCGAAGGGAGTTATACCTAAGTTGACTCCACCGTAGTCTGACTCAGTGTAGTACCTATCCCAGGCTGTGACTGTACCTGGATGCTTAACTGCTGTTCTTGCTAACCACCACCAACGGTAGTTTTCATAGGCAGCATATGGGAAGATGAGTTTCATAAACCTAGTAATAATAGACTGGTTGGAGTAGTTGGCGAACATAGTGTAGTAGGTTCTATTGGCAGCATCCATAGATTCCTGTCTAACAGTATTCCATTTCTTAACTGTCTCACCTTTGAACACAGTCTTCGCAATGCTCTGGACTTCATCAAAGTAACTATGTAATGCTACCTCTTGCTGCCTAGTCATACCTCTAGCCAGTTTGAGACTAACCAGTTCTTTCTCTGCTGCCTCTGCACTCAGTCTAAACTTTGCAATCATAGCATCCTCACCAGGCAGCACACTCATAGTCTCTAATATGTGGTCGTAGACTTTGCTGAGTTTATCCTCAGATATACCTTTGAATAAGTTAGGGTGGGCATCTGCTGACCTCTTCACCAACTGAATGAAGTGAGGTTTGTCCTGCATGACTAGCATATCTGCTACGCATCTATACATACCCTCGACTTCACACCCCATAATCTGTGCGATGTCTTCTGGAGTGAGTGACCTACCCTCAGCAGCAACAGGATTGAGTTTAGGCTCAGGCATCTGCATGACATCTCGGGCAAATCGCAACTTAGACAGATATGACTCACTGCCCAACATTGCACTAGTATCTCTGAACCTTGCTAGTTCACCTGACTCATTGAGATGAAACTCGTTCCAAGCGTGTTCCAAGTCGTCACCAGTTAGGTGCTCTGACCTGATTCTTGACCACAACTCACTGACTCGTTTGTAGTGAGATTTGAGGAAGTCAGTGAACAGTATAGCTTGTCTTCCAGTGCCAGATAGTATGCTCTCAGCAGATAGTTGCTGTGCTGGAGTTAGCACTCCTACACTGCTCCTCAGGTGGCCCTCGAGTATATCATAGTTCTTCCTGATTCTCTCTGCAGAAGTCTCTACTGTCTCAATACCATCCCGCCAAATCTTATGCACTTTATTGAACTGCTTCTCCATCTTAGCTGCAGTTGCCTCACCTGAGATGTCTTTGATAAGTTTCTCTAGGTTGTTGAGTCCAACCTGTATCATGTCATCAGTCATGGCTAAGTGGTTGGCGAACTTGGCAGGAGTGTCAACTGCATCAGATACTATGCGCTGAGTGAGGAAGTCAAACCTGTCTGCCATAGACCAGTTAGCAAGACGGTAGTCAGAGACATTCTGCTGGATAACATCTTGTATAAGTTGATGGGTAGACTGATTAGCAGTAGGTACCTTTGGGAATGATTTTGCGAAATAGTCTGCTACTTCCCTCTTTACACTAGAAGGATTCATAACCCAATCTGAAAAATCATCTGCAAAAGACTCATGTGCCTTTTCAAACGTATTGTAATTCATATCAGATAATTGCTCTGGAGTCAGCCCAACTGTACTAACATTAACAAACTCACCAGTAGCAAACCCCTGACTATCAGGAACACTTGACCACACTCTCCCAATCCCGCCCTCTTTATGTGCCGCACTCCACTTCCTCATTTCATCTGCAAGAGTGCCCATTCCATTAGCATCAAGGTAACTACTTATAATGCCAGTTTCTCCAGCAACATATCTTCCACTCTCATACGCATGGGATACTTCGTGGTATAAAGTCTTAGCATTTATTGCTTCTGGGTATACAGCAAGAGTCTTAGTATTCAAATCCCAGTAAGCGTGTAATTTACGAACAGGCATAAGTTCAGGGTCAACTATAATGTTCCTAATGTCTGCCTGTATATTGAGGGGCAGCATCTCAATAAGGAACTTTATATCATCCTCAGTTTTAGACGTAACATTCTCAGACAAGTCAACAAAGTTAACCTTATCCCAGTCTACTACATTCAATATGGTAGGGTCTCTTAGTACACCACCTTCTTCTACTCTACTAATCGCCAGCATCTTTGCACTATAGCTCCAGTCAGTGCTGTTCTTACTCAGTATCTTCATCTGAGCCTTCATAGTCATGTTGCTAACTGAGAACTTCTCTTTGAGTAGTGGAGCAATCTTCTCAGGATGGTCTGCGTTGTTGAGGACTACAATCTTGGTATCACTCTCCACTTCTCTAGCTGTTATACCAGTTACTTTTGGCAGCTTAGGTGCTCTACCATCTATAACTTTATTAATTGCATCCCTAGCACCTGCTTGTAGTTGGTCTAGTCTAGCAGCTAACTCTCTCATATACAGTTGAGTGACTGAGCTAACTCTGCTCATAGTACCAACATAGTCTTGTACGTCTAGAAGCCCACGACCAAACCACTCAGGGAAGGTACTGCCTGCTAACCATGATGGCATCTCCTTGCCTGCTATTTCATAGGGGAACTTGCCAGGTAGGATATGGACTGTGCCTATATCATGTCTGCCCAATAGTCCACTCACTCCACCTGCTAAGTTCTTCCTCTCCAAGTAAGATTTCATCAGTAGAGGGTCAATCTTGAGACCCTGTATAATCTGGCCGAATGTATCCCACTTGCCCAGTCCAGGTTTGAGACCTTCCAGACCCATCACTACAAAAGGTTCTGCTATGTTCCCAAGAGTTACATCTGCTCTGGCCAGGTAAGCTGTGACTAGTGGCCTGTTGAACATTCTCTCCAGTTTCACTCGCCACTTGGCCTTCTCCAGTACATCTACCATGTTGATTAGTGCAGCAGTTATACCTGACTGTTGCTTAGTCAGGATATACATAGACTTCTCAGTTGCTCTCCAGATACTAGTCTGCTGTGCTACTGCTGCGCTAAAGACTTTCAAAGTTCCACTGTATCCGTTTGCTACTTCTTTCTTGGCCAGAGTCTCTAGTGCACCAATCCGCTTAGTAGTCACATCTCCTACCCAACCAGTTATCCACTCCTTCATTGCATCTAGAGTTTTCTTGTCAGGCATGAGACCTAAGTGGGCAATCATGGCCTTTGTACCATCATCAGTGCTGGCTAGACGCTTGACCATGAGTTGCATAGTGTCATTGACTGACTCCACTACATTGTCAGTCAAGTCTTCTGCATTGATAGACTTACCAAACTTCTTGGCTAGTGCCGCAATCTTGTCAGGCTCTAGTGGAGGAGCCTCTGCAAAGAATCTGCCCATATCTACTGCCAAGTTACCTGTCTTATTAGGATTCTTGACAAAGGCATCTACAGCAGTTTTGATGTTATCTACGAACTTCACAGAACCAATCTTCTCCATAACACCAGAGGTGGCAGTCTGGTGAGCAAACATGACTTGACCAAAACTCCTCACATGCTGCTCACTAGCCATCCTGAGAGTTGTACCAAACTTGGCTATCTTACCTGATGCCCAGTCAAATGGTGCATTTGCTACCTTCAAGAAACCAGTATTAAATTCCAAAACAGCTTGACCAAAGGAGTTGAAGCCAACTCTCTTGAGTGCGTTACCTGGTATACTCAGACCAAAGCCAGGTATGTAGGTGAGAGGGTCAGTGACTAATTCAACTACAAACTTACCAACTCCATTAGCCCAAGGATTATCAAACATTCTCCACTCATTCCATGCAGTACCCATGCTATCCCACCAGTTGCCACCCTTAGACTTAGCATCTGCATAGGCCTGCTCCACTCCCTGAGTGCCAGGTATAAGTCGCTGCACGTTGAGTGCTGCTAGGCCTGCTAGTGGGTAACTGACATGAGTCAGGTAAGGTTTCATAGCATCTGATAGTTGAGTCATTGGCTGAGATATAGCATACATCAGTTGGTCTTTAAGTCCCAACTGTGGCATCTCCCACTGTGCTGAACCATCTATAACTGCTTGTAAGTCTGATTCCTGTTTACTGACTGCATCTATAAACGGCTGCATCTTAGCCTTCCAAGCCTCCATTTCTACCTCAACATCAGGAGGTATTCCCATGTCAGACATGAGAGTAAGTTTGTCTTCAGCAGAGATACCAGTAGTATCCTCTGCTGCCGTAGGCGCACCAGTAGTTAGAGACTTGATAATCTCCTGCACTGTAATCACATGAGGTAGTTGAGGAGTAACCTTGATGGGCTGAGTAGTAGCAGTTAGGAACTCAACTAACTTTCCCTCTGCTTCAGTTGGAGCAGCTTTGTGGAGTAGTGCATTGATAGCAGTATTAGCCTCTGACAAGTCAGCAGCAGTTAGATATTTCTGAGTGTTGGTATATTTCATCAGTGCTATATAGTCGTTTACAGTCTTCACTTCTTCAGTATTCACCCACGACTCTATAGACTGGTAGAAGTTTGTGAAGAAGTTACTGCGCTGTATGTTAACTCCTGCAACC